CTTTTACTTGACAACTAGATAGAGGTGTGCTATACTTATAGTAAAGATAAATGAAAGGGCTAACTAAAGTTAGCTACGGTTTAAGACTTATGGATTACGCAACAACAGACGAACGTGAATACGTTTACATTATTGACGCTTGTTTTAAAGACGGCGGTTATTACATTGCAAGCATTAAGAAAGAAGTAAAACGCGACGGTTTGACGTGGTGGGATTACGAGTGTATTAATTGGAACGCAAAAGACAACGCTGACGGTACTTGGTCGCGTTACGTGAGCGAGGCTGAGGCGATCGAGGAATTACTTAACAACAAAGCACTAAAAACGATGCGCACACGACGCAGTGAGACGGCTACTACTGCTTTTTTAGAAAAGCTACCTCTAAACGAAAAAGTAGAATTGTGAGGTGACGATTATGAAAAGTTATTACATTACTTATTACAGCGATAAAAAAGACTTAGCGCAATACTGTAGCACAAAGGCTGAAGCTTGCACGTACTTAGCGAATCACGCTGACAAACTATGGCGTGAGGTGTTTGAAAGTGGTGCATACGGTGGCGATCATTTCGCAGAGCGAGCAGATACAGAGCTTGAGAACTTTCGCACGATTTTTCTGAACTGTGCAAAAGGCGAGCGAGACGTTAACGAAACGCTAGCGGTTTTGGACTGTGAGGCTTTGAGCGTTAATGCCGTGACAGCTGATCCAAAAAATATTTTGTATAATGATTTAGTGAGCGATGTGCGACGCGGTGTGACAAAAGTTGTGAAAGATATAGCAAAGGAGTTGACAGACGATGAAATTTAAAAGCGGTAAATATTACGTAGTGATGGAATACAGTTACGAAGGTAACAAGCTAACGAATATTAAACGTGTAAGCGACTTAGTAAGCGCAATGACTGCGAGTGACTATGAGGACTTACTGATTCACAAAGGTGAGCTTAAGCAAAAGGCTGAGTTTAACTTTAACGCATATAAAGACACGGCAGGGCGTACGCGTATTGCAATTTACGAGACGGACGACGAAGGCTACGACGCGAAAGGATGCGCTGTGATTGTTGGGACGACTGGCAAAAATAGCGTACTCCTACGACGCTTTATAACGAGCGATGAGGGACGTCCGCAAATTGACGAATTGGAGGTTTAGTATTATGCTACTAAGTGTATTAGCCTGCGATTTAGTACACTGGGTACTAGAAATGGTATTACAATACGGAAAATAAGAAAAGAGCCATGTCGGCTCTTTTTTGCTTTTATGTAAGCTTTGTGTTATTATTGCTGTGGCGCATTTACGCCCGTAGCTTTTAGGTCTTCGATTTGTTTGACTACGTCCGCTGATGCGTCTTTTAGCGCTTTAGCTACGTCTGAGCTTGATGCGCGTGAGTCGATAAAGCGTCCGAAGTCCGCGTCGTCAAGATTTAGGTGTTTAGCGCCTGCGGCTTGAAGTTGAAATACAGTGTCCATGTCTCCAATTCCGAAAACGCGGTCGTTTACTACTGCTACGTACCCGCTGTCTCCAGTGTGATTTCGTGCTACAAAGTCTGTCATGTTGTTTTCCTCCGTTTGTGTATTAATAATATCTGTGTCGTCTGTTAGAAAAATTGATTTGTCGAGTCCGCCTGCGATAGCTGTTGATGTAAACTGCCACGCTACTTGCCCTGCCATATCTGGATTAAGTGGCCAGTATGGCTCAGGCGTTACGTCGTAATTTGGATAAGCTGCAATCCACAAGCAAGGCCCAAAGGTTGCTGTGATTCTGTCAGCGTCAACATTTGCGAGCGTGTAAGGTTTGTAAGAGTAATAAAGTGGCTTGTAACCAGCATCTTTACAACGTTGCATAAAGTGGATAACGGCTTCTGTGTTTGCGTTTTTGTCTCCGCTTGCGTCGTCCTCATAGTCGCAAACTAAATATTTTACGTTAGGATATGGCAAGTTTGACAAAAAGTGTGAGGCTTCCGCGTCCGCTTGTGCGACGCTTCCGCCGAAGTGTGCAAAATGGTAATATCCAATAGCGTTTGAGGTTTGGACTTGTTGCGCTGATACTGGACTCACCCAGCCCGTGCCTTCCGTGGTTTTGATGATTGTGTCTCGTGTCCCTGCTTGCTCGCAGATTACACTCAGGTCGCCTGGCTGATATGCGCTAACGTCCAAAAAGTATTTGTTGGTACGCTGTGCGCTTGTTTGTGTCAAACCTTTGCGCCTGAAAGCTGTCGGGTAAGTTGCGTCGTAGGGCAATTGTACGATATTGTAAACGCCGTTCGGTGCGCCTTGGTTTTGCCCAAAAAAGTTGCCGTAGCCGTTGCCTGCGTCGCTGTCAAAAATAGCAACGTGCGAAACAGGTGTCGCGGGGTGTACTTTAAAAATCGCGATGTCGCCAGGTTGCATTACTTCAACTTCGTCAAAATTGTCAAGCATTCCGTTTTCATGGCGTTGTTCCCAGATGTCTTTGGCATATCCGCTCGCGGTACAGTTTGCGTACGGTACACCGAGATATTGGCAATAGTCCGCATAGCCGTCCCAGCATTGATAGCCGTACCATCCGTCAACGTCTACGCCTGTCGACATATGAGAATTTTTATAGTCTTGGTAACTCATTTATTTTCCTCCTTTGTCTAGTTTTGATTCGTAGCGTTCGATTTCTGCTTGGATCTTAGCTTGTAAGAATTTTGGTGTAATAACGCCCATTACACCAAGATTTTCGACAATACTTAAAGCGTAATTTAGCAAGCTGTAAATAACAAGCGTAACGCCAAGAGTCGTCATGTCAAAATCAATGGCTAAGCCATACGCAAAGACATAAACGAGCAAAGTTGTCAAGTGTTTCAAGAGTCCTTTAACACCGACAGCGCTGTCAGTCACTTTCCAGACGTATGATTTTGCATAGCCTGTTGCAATGTCTATTGCAATTACGATTGTAAGTAATGCCGTCCAGTCGCTCTGAGCTGCTTTTAAGAGTGCGCCGTAAAGTTGATGTTCTACCATGTTTCTCACCCCCTTTCAATTTTTAAAGAATTTTAGATATAAGAGATAACATGTAATTTTTAGCCTCTGCGTTCTCGTACCAAACGCAATTTTTTAAATAACATTGTCGCAACGTCCAAGCGAGGTCTGACGACCTGTCCATATAAATCAAGCCGTTTTCTGATTCCGCTGGGTCGACGCTGTAAATATTGCGGTGTTTGTCAAAACCTACCTTAACGTAAACAAGACCGTTACAACTGTAACAAGAGAGCGTCACTCCGTCGATGTACAGCGAGTAAAGGTAAGTCTTTTCACCTTTTAATTTTCCGATGTTCTTACCGCGATCCACTTGAAATTTATTATTTGCTACGCTGTCATAAATTTTTGAGTCTTTAATCAGGTGGTAAATGTCGTCGTCTGATGAACCGTCGAAGGGTTGATTCGGTGGGAACTCAATTAAGATGCGTCGGTCTTTGAGGTTATAGAATCGCCTGTCGGTGTTTTCATAAAACTTAAAGTAAGCAAAGTATGGGTTATTAATATTCGCGGCGTTGCTTAAAAGATAAACGTGGCAATTTTTCCGCTGACGAAAGACCGAGATAAGCAAATTCAGGAGAGCTTCTACTTCGTTTTTTAGGTAGCGTTTATTAGATGACGTGTCGATAAGTACCTCGTCAAACATTATAAAGAAGACATTGTCGTACTCTGAACCTTTCAAATTTACCCACGTAGATAAAGATTTTAAGTAAATGACTACTCGACCATTAAGCATAATTTTACCGCTTGTGATAATAAACTCGCCTTCTTCGTAGCCTTCGAGCGTTGATGTAAAAATGATTTTAGTTTGTGTTCGTGATACGTTCACTTCTGCTTCTTCGTAATTCTCAAAAATTTGCTCAAGCATTATACGAGGAAAAAAGCTCTCCTTGTCAATACCGTCTAACTCCGTCTTATTCCGACGAAGGTAGAGGCTTTGTTTGCCGTTCTTTACAAATTGTTGTAACAGATATTTTTTCATCGCAAATGTTTTACCGATATCACGTCCACCTATGACAAAATTTAAAAACTGATTATAAGAGAGCATCTTTTGTGGATTGTACCACTCCTTTTTATGTTGTTCCATCCATTGTTACACCTCCTTTAATCAAAGTTTCGATAGCTGTCGAGGACTGCTTGATCGTCTGCGCGGTTTGGGTTGGGCGTGTAAATGTCGAACGGCTTAGGCTTAGTATAATCCAAGTATTTCGCTTCCCAAATTCGCACGCCCGACGCTAAAATATTTTTAATCATAGCTAAATCGCTTTGTGGTGCTTCAAGTCCGCTTACGTCCGCGCTTGTTAATTTAATATAGTTAAACGCTTGACGGTTGTACGCATATTTTAAAACGTCATTTGATTCTGTTTGATAGATATAGCCGTATAAGTGCATATATGTTAAAACTGTCTTTAATTGTTCAGGGTAAGGGAATCGAATGCGGATAAAGAGTCCCTGTTGATAGTTTGACGTTTGGAAGCTAATGTCGTTACCCATCTGTTGGATGCTGTCTGGCTGATTTTGTAAGTCCGTCATTGTTGCGTTAAATGCTCGGATTTGTTGATCAATTGCCGTTTTTGCTTGCAAGTTCGCAAGCGCTGTGGATTGGCTTCGAAGTTCGTTTTCGTCCTGCGCAAATGAGCGGTTAACTTTAGCGTTTGTGACGTCCATAAGCGACTGCTGTACGTTGTAATATCCGTTCATTCCAGCTTTTGCGGTGTTACTTGCGGTTGACATGAACTTACCAAGGTAAGTTTCATTTTTTTTAAGCGGTGAGAAAATGTCTAAAGCATTTGTAGCCACATCCACTGTCGCCATGACGCCTGCTTTTCCGCGTTTAAAGACGCTTTGATCCACAGCAAAATTAGCGCCATAGATATTTTTATCGTTCGCAAACGATGTCTGGCGGTTGTTCATGTCCGCTTGTTGGCGTTGAAGTGAAGCGTTTTCATTAAAGCTCATTTGTTGCGCTTTAATTTGTGCCGCGTGTCCTTGAATATACGTCGCTGTGGCGTCGTCCAAAATTGTAAGGTTTTTACCCGTTGTGTCAAAAATTCCGTATTGCATGATATCCCATTTTGATATAATGTTTTCATCCGCTTTAGCTTTAATTTTAAAAGTCTTGTTATTTTGGTCAACGATGTTATGAGTATGCCCGTAAGCGACTAAGCCTGCGAAATTGTAATTCTGATCTCCGACGCTTCCTAAAAGCATAATTGCTGACTTATTGTAATACTTGCCGTCATCCGTTTGTAAGTTATTTAACAACTCTAACTGATAAGCGTAAGTATTACCGTAATAATCATAAAGTTCAACATCAATGAGCTCTGAGATTAAAAGTAACTGGTTAGCTAACGGAACAAATCGTTCACCGAGATTGTCTTTAATGTACGTTTTTAGACGTTTTAAAATCTTGGGTTTAAGCTCGTCAATCTCAATAAATTTCGGAGCGGCTTTTGGATGCTCGACAATTTTAACAATATAAGCCGCACTATTTGCACCGCCTGAGCCGTCGCCTCCGCTTGCGTCACCGACAACGTCTGGGTTAATTTTACCGCCTGCCAAAACATCAGGTGGTATACAAATACTAGACAATGCGTCAGCGTGAACGTGTGTAACGACGTGATCCAACGTGTAACCGTTGTTACCGTAGTTTTGTTCTACGGTGTGTAAGCTGTGACCATCGTAGCTAATACAGATACCTGTGTGACCTGCTCCACCTGTCACGGTTGGCCCATAGTTTGGCTTATAGTTAATCATACAACCAGCGGCATTTTTAAAGTCTTCCTCGGACGGGTTGAATTTCACGCCCCACCCGCACGATTTCCAATCGTAGGCGCTACCGATGGCGTATGCGTTGTAGGTGTCGCCGACCTGTTTATAAAGATTTCCGACACCTGCACCGAGGCCAGGCGCATCAACGCCTAACTCTCGGAAACATTGACAATAATAAGACGAGAGGGCGTAACATTGTCCATTACCTACGCTTTTATTAGCCATAGCTTTTATTTTTGCGATGACTTTTTCAGTAACTTCCGCAGGTTTTGGCGCTGATGTTGTCTTATTGTCCGCGTTTTTTCCTGCGTTGCTGTTGTTTCCGACGTCATTAATTACGGCTTTTACAATCGGAACGAAACTTTCTGCGTACGCTCTGCGCTTGTCCGCAACTGGAATACCTGCGCGCTCCCAACGTGTGACAAAGACATCAGATAAATTACCTGCGCTATCATTTCCTGAGAGGACAGCTTTTGCCGTTTCGCTTTCGCCTGGCTCGTTTAAAAGCCAGCCCACTTGCGCTTCAATGGTGTGTTCTGAAATACCTTTCGAGTGTGCGTAATTTCGCAAGCCTTGCGCACGTGTGCTCGTCCACTGCCACAAGCCTAACCCAGCGGCAACGTCAATAGTATAATCCATTGACGATTCTTGTTTCGCGTTCCCAAGAAGTGCGGCGATTCCGTTAACAGTCGCAGGCGGATAATTTGCTTTTATGGTTTTTGCGATACGTTCTGCGATTTCTTTTTCACTTCCTGTCGGTCCTCCGACGGTTACTAAATCGCCTGAGCCTCCTGACGGTGCGGCGCTTGATTGACGACCAACGCCCACGACGTTAAAAATATCGCCATCCGCTTTTTTAATTTTAACAACGCTTCCGTCATAGTCATAATCTATGCCTAAATAGCGACTATAATACATATTAACAATATTATTAGTCGCAATATGTTGAGCGTCCGCGGTGTTGTCTTTTGTCGGACTAATGTGCTTACCACCGACAGTAATACCAAAACACTCGAGCAAAATTGTGACAATAGGCTTCGGTGGATACGTCTGACCGTCAAGCTCAAACTGTTTCGTCATTTTGCCTGCGATTTCGACAGGTACAAAATAGTACTTAAGACTTTTTTGAGTTCCTGAAAATGACATGTCCGAAGCGGGTGTTCCTGCTTCGCCTTTGAATTTAAATTCTGGTTTTGCGACAATAACGAGCCAGTCGACTAAGTTAGCGCCTACGTCGTAAATTTCTTCCGTAGCTTTACTTCCAACGTTAAAGCCTTGCGTGTTTGTATGTCGCGCTCTAAAATTCTTATCATCGCTTGGCAAATATGGCAAATATTGCGCAATAGTTCCGCTTACTTGCGTATTTTTATTAAAAAGCATCGGTTGATACGTGTTCCAGATGTCTAGCTCATAAATAATTTTTGTTGTGTTTTCGTTAATATAAGCTATATCATATACAAAAGCGTAATATTCTTTACCTGCATTTTTAAAAAACATGTAAGTTGCAGTCTCAAATTGCTCCTGACGTCCGCTGACATAAATTTCACCAGTTCGCGAAATGAATTGAAAATTATCAGATTCGTAAATCTTTTTCAGATGCGGTGAATCGGTGTTAAAATATTTCTGCATCTCGTCGCGATTGTCGAAATGAATGACGTTCGCGTAATCGCTACGAAACGGCGATTTTGAATAAAGCTTAATTTTAGTTGTTTCTTTAACCAACGTTTCAAAGTCCTTTCTAGCTAGCCTAAATAAAATAGTGTTAGCTTTTTAACTAACACTATTATATCATACTTTGTACTATTGCGCTAGTACAAGTTATCGTTTTTAGTTGCCAATTTCTGTCTGTCCAACCCACGAACCGCCGTGTCGGATGCGGTGTTTACCTTGTCCTGATACACCTCGGTCAGCGTTGCTCATCGTACTCACGTCCGACCAGTTTCCGCCTTTGCGAATTTTAAACCAGCCATTATGCGTTTGGTGACTCAAGAAAGTCCCATTTTTACGCGTCGCCCACGGGCGAAATTCAGGCGGTGGAAAATAGGCAATCGCGTCGAACCATAGTTCGATTTTATTGTCACCTGATGGATCTGCTGCTAAGTCGTCAAAGCGTAGAAGCTTAATTCCGACGTGTTGTGCGTGTGCTTGTCCAAACTCAGATTTTTTAATCGTGAGAATAGGGACTGAGCCGAACACCGTAGCGCCCCCAAGGCTTTGGTTATAGCTATAGCCAACACCTGACTGATAATGTAAATCTACAAGTGTCGTCCCGTTAGCATTTACTAAGCTATCATGTACGGGAAACGGAGTCCCTCGTCCAACGCTTGTAATTGTCAATCCATATCCGCTGACACCCTTTACCTTAATTTTGATTTCATCCGTCGTTTCCTCGATGTCGTAATCAAACGAAACTCGCGTATCAATCGTTTCATTTTCAGGTGAGGAAGTAGTGTACGCGTTGTACATGTGGAAAATGGACGTGTTGCCATCGTAACTTACACCTTTATAAGTACCACCTTGAATGACGACAGGTTTTAACTGGAAGTCTACGCGACCGCCGTTTTTAAGTTGTGCCATATTTTAAACACCTCCAGCCAAGTCATCCTCAGTTTGTCCGTTGTTTGTGCGAATAAAGTGTCCGCCGTCTGTCGTACCGCCAAAGATATTAATATTACCCGTAGCGATATTATGATCTGGCTTAAGGTTACCGTTTTCCCAAGCGCCTGAGCGTTTGAGGTTATCAATAATCTTATTAAGATTGTTTTCAATCTCAGTGATTCCGAGCTTGTCTTTCAAGTCTTTCAAAAATTTAGGGTCGTTTAAAAGCTCTTTAAGATAATCTTTAAACCATTTTTGCATTTCAGGATCGTGAAGAATTTCTTTAAGATAATCCTTGAAAAATTCACGCATGTCAGGATCTCGAAGAATGTCTTTAAGGTAATTTTTAAACCATTCCTTTAAATCTGAATTAAGGACATCTTTGAGCAAGTCTGAGAAAATCTTGCGAAATTCAGTCGAGTGTGCAAAGCGACGGATAAGCTCAGGAATGAGATATTCCAACAAGTCAATGAGAGCGTTTTTAAAATCTTCGAATTCATTTTCCAGTGCTGTAAAGTCGTCCAAAAGTTGCTTAAATGCTCTTTGAAGCCACGCAATAAGCTCGTAAATGGAATTAGCATTATCAAAAGACGTCGGAAGCTCTGGAATTAGTCCAAAGCGTTCAACCCAGTACTGCGAGTAGCGTCCGCGGTAGTTTTTGAAAAAGTCTTCGTTTTCGTTAAACATAAGTCTTCACGCTCCTTTTTAATATACGGTTTTAAGAATCGGTGGTACTTTTGTGCCTGGCTCAAGCAATGTTTTAGCGTTAATATGGCTGACACGTGCTGTCTCTAAATCGTAGATATAGATTGTAAAGTCGAGAAGTGCCTCAACGTCTGCTCTTGATCCACCAAAAGCGAGTTCAACGTTTCCAACAGGTAGCCAGTATTTACCCATGTCAACCATCAAACCTTCCGAAACGACGACGCCTTGGTCAAGTTGTTCTTGTGTGAGGTTGGTACGTCCGCCCGCTTCCGATAATGCTAAGAGCGCTTTTTCTGCTTTTGTTGGTACAAAGTTTAGCCAATCACGCACACCAAGGAGACGCTTTTCAATGTCGCGGTGTCCTGATTTAATTTTAATGCTCACGACTTCGTGTGTATCGTTTTTTAGCCCAATGACGATGCTCTCGCTATTGCTATCAATGCTACTGCGTGGACTGTTTGATAAGATGCGTCCTTCAATCGATGTGTCAAAGTTTGCTACTTCATTTGTGTCGCGTACATCAAGTGTCACTTTTTGTCCATTTACAATAAATGTCGCAGATGTAATACCGTCATAACGACTGTCTCCTAAGCTTGCGGCAGCTTTAATAGCGTTATAAGTTGCATCATCAACTTTTAATGGCTCTGGCGCTGTTGTCCCTGCGTTTGCTTTTTCAATTTTTTGTGCGAGTTCGCTTAAGCGTCCTTGGATTTTTCCGTTAGCTTGTCCAACCGCGCCACGCAAACGCTCTACCGCGTCAGTCACGTTTTTGATGTCAGCGATTTCTTTAGCTTGTGCAAGTCCGAGATCTGTTGCTGTCTTGTCAGCGGTTGCTTTTGCTTGTTGCGCCAATGCTGTCGCAGTGTCAGCGCTCTCTTTTGCAGTGTTAGCGGTAGTAGTAGTAGTAGCAAGTTGCGCTGTCAAACTGTTTAGTCGCGCTTCGTCCATTGCGTGGTCTTGTAAATCTCTTGAAACATTGTTGAACGTTGATTTCAAACTGTCAGCTTTTGTTTTTGCTTCCTCAGCTTTTGTCTGTGCCATTTGCGCTCTTGCTTGTGCGTCCTCAACGTTTACCGCGAGCGTCTCCCAGTCGGGCTGAGCAGGTTGAGCAACGTCGAGGCGGATTCCTGCAACTTCTCGCGTAAACGTTGTACCGTTTGTATTTTCCGTGTCTTGTTTTAATGTAACGCTGATGGTTACATTTTCTGACATGCTGATGGCTGTAGCGTCTGTGCTGTCGAGTGACGTGTAAAAGTCTACGTGTGTCAAGCCTTCAAGACGTCCCCCGTTCGCGCGTTCTTTGTCAGCTTCACTGACGTAAAGCTTGGCATCTTCTGGAAGTGTTTTTAATTTTGCTTTAAGTTTGCCGATTTCATTCCATAATTTTGCGTCCTCTGTTGTACTTGCTTTCGACAATTTCGCGAGAGCGTCTTTAACGTCTGCAATTTGAGAAATTGCCGTCGTCGCTTTTTGATCCGCAAGACCTGCTTTTTCAGCCGCTTTGTCAGCTTTGTCTTTTGCTTCTTTAGCGTCATTTAAAGCTTTAGTTAAATCAGCCTCAATCAAAGTACCGTCAATAACAGCTTTTTCTTGCGTTTTGTTAATGATGAGATATTTGCCAGCAGTTTCGAGAGCTAGACCGCGATAGTCGTGCCCAAGGGCGACTGATTTTTTAGGGTCGTCCGTATTTTCATCAGCGGTTGTAACGCTAGTCGTGACAAAAGGTGTACCGCTGACTTCGTTCACTTTGTCTGGATCAGCCTTAACTTTAAGTTTAAAATCTCCGTCACGTTCCGAAAAGTCGACAGATGTGAGCGCATCTTTACCGCTAACACTAATATCTTTAATTTTTTGGTGTTGTTGAAACTGAATTGTTTTTGAAACTGGTAAAGGTCGTTTAGTCGATTTAGTCATAGTTTTTTTCCTCGTTTTCTTTAAATGTAAATGACATTGTTTTTGGATGCAATTCCGCGAGCTGTTTTAAGTAGAGAACAGCTTGCAAAAGCATTTTTTTCGTTTGCTTGTTATAAGCTATTTCAGCGTAGCTGTAACCGTCAGCCGTTTTTTTGTCAATAATTTTGTGCGTAAAGGTATAAGTAATAGTCTGAAAAGCAGTCGTCGCACGGGCACAATCTTCGCGCCCTGTGGTGCTGTGGCCTTTTACGCTTAGGCGGAGACTTGTTCGCGTCATTTCTGCGTTTATTGTAATCATAGTTTTTCGTGTCCTTCCCCTCCGACTAATGATACGCGTTTCTCGCCATCGTGATTATTTGAGACGCTGAGATTAAACTTGTCCCAATCTTTCAAATAATACACCCATCCAGGCTTTTTGAGTCCTCGGTTGTTGTTGTCATACCATACAATCCCGATTTCTTCCCATGAGTCCGCATCGTTCCACGGTTTCTCATAGTTTGCTTTAAATTTAAAATTGTTAGACGTGAGAACACCGTTATCCCAGTGCGTGAGCTCATTAATTATCGGAATCCGACTAAAATACTCATTGTCGTCAATCACACGCCCAAAGCCCTTGAGTTTAGATTTAGATAAAAGCTTGTCTTTGCTATAATAAACGCCTAAAACTTTAAAGCGGATGAAACACAAACAATTAAGCTCGTCCCCTGACGTCGTCACGGCTGTAAGCGGTTTGTTTACAACTTTCGAGCGTGTTGAGGTGATGCCCCAACGCTCAGCCGTGCTCTTGTCCGCGTAGTAGTAGAGCACCGCGCGAGCTTTGACGTACAAGTTTTTCAAGCGTTTACCATAGCGTGGATTAGTCACTTTAAAATAGTAAAGCTCGTCGCTTTCTGGTTGAAAGTCCTGCGGTACTTTAATAAGTAGCTGAGCTAAGTATTTGTCATAGCTAACTAAATTGTTATTAGCGATTGTTAATTCTCGCATAGTTTGTCCTTTCTAGGTTTACCACACTTGCAAAAAGAGCGGTTCCAAAATGTTAAAGATTTCAAATGTCAGGTCTTCCATTTGCGCGAGTTGATTGTAACGCTGAGCGAGTTGACCGCCTGCCCATCCGTGCGTATAACTATGGTGATCTTCTTTTCCTTTGGCGTTTCCTTCACCGAGCGCATTTGCATAATCTATCGCGCCGTATTTTTGGTCGTGGTCGTTATCATAAGTTATTGACAAATGTTCCTGAGGTGTTGTGTTTGAAATTGAGAGCGTGTGACTGTCATTTTTAGAGCTTCCGTCGTTATACATATTCGTATCTTGGTTCATTTGGTCTAGTGACATATTTTTCAACGTGTCACGGACTTTGAACAAGTTAAGACAGTCAGTGTTTAATTCTTGCTCAAGGAACACTTGAAAGCGTGCGAACGTTTCAAAGCCAATCTCTCGATTATAGAAACGCTGACAAAAGAGCTTTTTAAAATCGTCGTCGACGTATTTGTTAAGATGCATGTCTTTAAATAGCTCGTTAAAAGTCTGATCAATAATCACGTTATAGTGTAAAAAGTCACCGTTTTCATCGACTGCTAGACCGTCAAGATTTCCAGTAACTGGATTACGATACCGAGATTTTAAAAATTGTTCAATCGTTGCGGTTGTGTTGTTCTGTGTCATAGTTGAAGCCCTCCATCTGCATTGTCGTCGAGATTTTCAGTATTGAGGTCTTTTTCAACGTCCGCAAAGTTAAAGCGTTGTACCCATTCCGCAGGCTCGACGTCAATATTGAGACCGTAAGCTTCATTAATACGTTTCACCGCGTTGCGTCGACTTTTCCAACCGACCTCAATATTAGCTGAAATAATACCAGCGTTTGAAATTGCCTCAGCAGTTACTAAGCGCTCTGCCTTGTCGACAGGGTTGTTATTAATCCCAATAAACGTCAATAGCTGATTAATTACTCGGTTTTTTTCGTCGTGCAACTTGTCGAGAAGATAAGGCGCTTCAGTTCGAAAGACTTTGATGCGGTCATCTAACTGTTGGAAGTCAGCCGTCCCTGCCGCATTTTTCTGAGTGTTGGCATAAACGACAGGTTCAAAGCTCTGGATCTTATTAAAAATATTTTTGAGACTAAGGACAGATTTTTCATCAGCTAAAACGAAGAACGGCGTGACCTGAGCGTTTCTATTGAGTTGAATAGTCATTTCAATGTCTGCCAACTTCTCACAATATAAATGAATATAGTCTAAGTAAGGCTCAAAAAGATTATTATTAGGAATAACAATACAAGGCTTATCTGTTCTCGTTTCGTCATGCATTTTTTGGAGTAAGTCAAAATCTCGCTTAGAGTACGCAATTTGCATTTTTGGAAAGCGCATCTGCTGAGCAGCATTGACAGGAAGATAAGTCGTCGGATAGTCATAAATGTTCAACTCTTGTCCGCGTGTTCCACCTTGGACAACGTATCCGAGTTCGTCGTCTTCAAAAAACGCCACGTGTCCATTTTCCAAAAGTTTACGTTCTATAAATAACTCATCTAAGTCGTTTGGTAAGTTATACCAGCTAAAGTAGTTGACCACAATATCGTAAAAGTAATTAAAGTAGAAATTGTACCACGCCGTACGATTTCGGTCTACCGTTGTTTTACTGTGTTCAATACGTCCGAGTGTTTTTGTATATTCCTTGAGACTGTGATAATTTACAGTATTCAAATACTTTTCCTCGCTTTCTGTGATTTTATAAAAGCCCTAAACCCGTTAGGGTAGGGCTAGTAGAGGAATACTATTAGTCTTCAACGTAAAACATGTGAATGTTTTCAAAGAGTGAAAGGCTAGTAAGGTAATGATGATGGTAGAAGTAGTTGTAAGACATTGTTTTCGGATTGCGGATGCTTTCCATATGTACTAATTTGTCTTTTAAGATAATTGAGTTTTTAGAAACAAGGAAGGCAATAGGGCGACGTCCGTTATTTTGTCCAGCTCCAGTAAACTTGTCGAAAAAGTCAACCACAATTTGACGAGCTTGGACAGATGCTTTATCCATGTTAAACGCATTCGCGAGCATCAAGTCGATATCAGTAGAGTATTCTGCATCGATAATAAGATATTGATCTTCGAGCGGTGTTGCGTTAGGTACTCCGACTGGATTATTAGAGTGAGCCTTGTCACGAGATGGAATCGTAAACCGTTTAGATTTCGCGATAATGTCTTTTACCATTTCCTCAATATAGTTATTATGAGTGGTATCAACTTTCGTACCTGCGACAGTAATTTGATGAGCTGTACCAGCGTTATCGGTGTAAGTAACTTCCGCGAGTGAGTCGTTAAGCACTTGTTTTACGGCTGCATATTCATCGAGTGTGTCTGAGCTAATAAGTGATGTGAACATCTTATCAATAAATTCATCAAAAGCCATGTCTGATGTAAATGCTTTTTGAACCCAAGCGCGTTCAAATGTACGGTCATAGCGATATTCGTTGTTAAGTTTGTGATAAAATACTTCGATATCTGTATCAGCAAACGCGAAAGGATGTCCATTGTCCTTAGCGTTAAAGTTATTACGTTCCGCTGGCGCTACGTAGATTTCTTCAAGCGTGTCACCAAATTCAAAAATTTCAGATTTGAAAATTGCAAGTGGGTTTTCATACGTCAAAGCCTTCACAACAACTGATCCAATACGGTTAATCAATTGTTCAAAAAATTCATTTTCATGCACTTGGAATTGTTGCGTCGGGATGTTGCTATGGTTGATAGCTCCTTTAAGAACAGGAATATCTGCTTGATAGGCGTTTGAAGCTTTTTCACGAATAGCGTTCAAGAGGTCTACGTTTGTTACATTTTGTCCAGTTTCTTTGGACATAAATCGTGTAATTTTATTACTCATAATTAGTATTCTCCTTCTTCTACAGGAATTTTGTTATTTTCGTTAACTTCGGTTGTTTCTAATTCATCCGCACGTTCAACACGTTCTGGATAATTTTGTTCAACGTTTGCAACACTGTCAACAGGAGTTGTGAGAGGTTGTTCAACGTCGGTAGGTGCGTTAGTTTCTACAGCACGATCAGCGTAAATTGCTTTAAGCTCGTCGCGTCCGTACCAGTCAATTTTTGGAAGATTCATTTTTTCTAGTCCTTTCTACTTAAAAGAGATCGTTGATTTGTGCAATTTTTGATACTGCTTCTTTAGCTTCTTCAGCTGCTTCGTTTTGTTTGCCAATTTGACGATAAAGCGTGTTATTAGATGCCATCAAGCCTTGGTTCTTTTTGTTCAAGTTTGCCACATCTTCATTAAGCGTCGCTACGATTTCGTCAATCGTTCCCACAAAATCTTTGAGAGTGATCAAGTCCGCGAGAATTGATTCGATTTCATCGTCGTTGCCCACGCGTTCAGGAAGTGAGTCGAGAAGCTCAAGAGCGTCTTTAGTTTCAAAAGCTGTTTCCATTTTGGATAAGCCTCCTTTACATTTATTTGTACTATTATAATAACACAAGCCGACAAATATGTCAAGTAGCTTGACACTTTTTGATGTTTGTGTTAAGATAATAATACAAGAAGCACCGATTGTGCACGTCGCATGGATTCGGGATGATTGCGCATTGAGTTGCGCCCGACGCCTTCGCAACTTAATCACTTGCTTTGACGAGTGCTCTCGGATAGTTTCTTCAGACAGTTTCCTCGGAAGCTGTTTTTTATATATAAAAAATCCCCTAGACATCTCGTCTAGAGGTAGTAGTGGTAGAGCTTAAAGTATAGATAAATAAGAAAGAAAGGAGATTTTATGATTTATTAGAAAGGTGGTACTTCATATAGTAAGACTCGTGTAATTTTGTGAGATAAACGCTCTACCTTGCCTATCTCTGTACTATTATAATAACACACTAAGGCAAATACGTCAAGCGTCAGGATACAAAAAAAGAGCGTTTTTTATAAACGCCCCCGATGGTCTGAGTAGTGCCAGTAACTCTAACGCGTACCGCTAAAAACAGTACAAAAAAAAGAGCGTTGCACTACTAACGCCCCGATTTCAGCGATACTCTGTGAGGCAATACCACTTAACCTCACATCATTATTATAGCAAAACTTTAAAAAATTGTCAATAGTCAAAATCGTCAATTGCCTTAATTTCAAAAGTAGTTGTAACGATTGACATACCGCCACGACGACCAATCATTTTTTTAAGACCGTCAAATTTTTGACCTACCTTGAAATTATCAAAGGTCACTTGTTGTTTTACAGCGTCCGTCATACCAGCTACTTTAACGTGGAGAGAGCCGTCTTCTTTTTGGATAGCGTAGCATTTTTGGCGGATATATTTAAAACGTGTACCCGTTACCTCTAAATCAAAAGCACCGAGTTTTTTAGAGTCGACCTCAAATTTTACATTTTTAGACGTCAAGTGTACAGCATCCGTATCACTGTAAACAAAGTTATCACGGTGCATAAGCGCCACGCTTACGATATAGGTACGAGCAAGAGAAGCAATAGCAGCAGTCATAGGTGCATAAATCGCTTTTACAAATGTGTCGCGTCCGTTTTTATAAACTACTTTACCTGTACTTTCATCAATCTCTGGATCCTTAATCTTTAAAAGCGTCTTAGCACCAAATTTACCGTAGAGACTCACAAGCATAGCCTTAGCGTGTTGACGGCTAAAAGGAGTCGCCGCCTCTTGTTTCTCAGCATAATATTTATTTACATAACTATCAAACAAACCGTGAGCGCCTGCAAATGTCACTTGCTTCAAAAAAGCAAATTCATCTACGTTGTAGCTTTTCAAAAAAAGCTGATATTCTGTCCAAGTCATACAAAACTCAGAATAGCCTTTTGTTTCGTAAGTTATGTGTCCTTCCTGGCACATGCTGTTAACAGTTTTCGCAAACGGGAAAAAACCGTCTTTTAATTCAAACGCACATTCAAAAAAGATAAAAGACACTTGAGATTCTAAAGGAGCTTTAGGCCACGTCGTGTTAATTTCAACTGGCTTACCGTATGGAAGCACCGCGGATTTTTGGATAAAGGCGTACATACTATTAATGTCGAAAACATTAATCTCACCTTTGATATCTTTATTCGCATATTTAGGGACAACGTAATTCCATCCAGCTTTGTCAACTTTACGACAAAGTTCATCGACGCCGTCTGCTAACTGTGGAAAGTAGCTATCAAAGGCGTATCCTTGCTGTTTCATAATTTGCTTAAATTCATACAAAGCTTGAGATGCGTTAGTAAAACGAACATATTTACCTGCTACAAAATACTCTTCGACAGCTTTACAAAATACATCAATATCGCTACCTGAGAGCTTAAATGTTTCACGCATAGCGTTAACATCACCATCAAAAACTTTTTTAAAGTCTTTGATTTCAAAGCGATAGTCATTCACGTAAAAACGCAACTCGTAAAACTCTACGCCGATCTGGCTATCGTATTTTATACCGTTCTCGATAAGATATGCAACAAACGTGTCACATACTTCAATCAAACTTGGAACAAAAAGCGTGTGTACAGTGTTTGTATCATTAAGCCCCTGACCGACCCACGCTTTTAAAAAGCTACCAATGGTGTCAAACGTTGTAGCAGTAGTAGTCAGACAACGTTTAAAGGTTATGCTGTTGAGTGTGACGCTTTGAACGTCTTCAGTAATCATGTCCGCTACTGCCGCGTAAAAAGTGCGGTCAGTGCGGTTCTTTTGTTTCGTGGTATTCATAATAAAGTATCGCTTTCATTTGTTTATTTTTTGTGTTTTGCTGAGCGACTGTAGGCGATTTTAGATGCTCTTTGTACGTCGTCAAAAGATCCATCTATTTCGCTTACTTTAGTGCTGTCGCTCATTTCAATTTTTTTACCGTCGGAATCGTAAAACCAGTCACGCAAGTTTTTAATGTTCCATTGCATACGAGTCGAAGGATCTTTCAAACTGTCGACAAACTTTGTCGGACTCAAGAGCTTCACGCTACGGATTGCTGCACGGGCATTCTTTAATTGTGCATCTGTCGCACCTGATTTTTTCATTACTTTGTAACGAGATTCAAGAGCGCTGATGTATTGACTCTTTTTGTCTTTCGCATAGCTTGTTTTCATCTTGCGGACTTGCGTTTCGTTCATTCTACTAAACCTATTACGCTGTTCACTTGCCCAGTTTTTACTCATGACTACGCCATCCACACGCCCACCGCCTTCGATGGTTGTTTCCATACGTCTAAACAGTTGATGTTTTTTTACTGTCGATTCACGGTAAATCCCGCCCGTGTGAGGGTTAACGGCGAGATCCTTAGACGAATAAGCTTTCGTCTTTAGTTTTTTCGCAACCTTGCGGACTGTCTTCGAATCCATCTCTTTACTAGAGAGAGTATTAGTACCAAGGACAGCTTTAATCTCTTCGTCTTTTGCCCCCATATTCGAGAGCTGATTGACGCGTCGTGTGATATACCCGCGGTCACTGCTTAAGCTTGTTTTCTTTTTTTTAGCTGTCATAATCTAGTCCTTTCATAAATACCGTGAGCGGAATGTTTGAAGTTAATTTCTTATATTCCACATCTACAACCTTAAACCCATCATATCCGTTTTCTTCACAATATTGTGAGTAACGACGTTTTACCTCAGACTCTCTACGTCGAAGCGGTAGCGTCATGTTGTGTTCAGTTGTTGCTATATTACCTTCAGTGTCTACGTTATAAACATAACCTTTCACAAATGTAATCTCTCGACGTACACTTACTGTACGTTCTGCATCGTCCATATATTTGTAATAAACTTTACGCATAATTTTTTTATCCTTTTCGTTTTATCTTTACTATAAGTATACACCTAATCAGTTTTCTTGTCAAGTGTAATATACCAGTTTTCT